CGGTAACAGTTGAAGCCGAGCCAGATGCGCCAGTATATCCAGTATATCCTGTAGGGCCAGTAACTGTAGACGCTGACCCAGTATATCCAGTATACCCGGTGTATCCGGTATACCCGGTAGGTCCTGTCACTGTTGATGCCGCTCCAGATTCTCCGGTATAGCCAGTATATCCCGTAGGTCCAGTAGGTCCCGTAACTGTACTGGCGGCACCAGAAGCACCTGTATAGCCAGTGTACCCTGTTGGTCCGGTAACTGTGCTGTCTGCTCCCGTATACCCAGTATATCCAGTTGGCCCTGTATATCCGGTATATCCAGTAGCGCCTGTTTCCGAGGCTGTTCCGGCTGGGCCTGTATATCCAGTAGGTCCTGTATATCCTGTTGGACCGGTTACGGTTGATGCCGCCCCGGTATACCCAGTGTACCCCGTAGGGCCGGTATACCCAGTGTAACCAGTATACCCAGTGTATCCGGTATATCCTGTTGGTCCGGTATACCCTGTCGGACCAGTTGCCCCAGTTGCCGAGGCCGAGCCAGGGTCGCCAGTATAACCGGTATAGCCAGTATATCCAGTATAGCCCGTTGGCCCAGTATATCCGGTATACCCAGTAGGGCCGGTAGGCCCCGTTAGCGATATAGAAGAATAGGTAGTCGCCGTTCCTGTCGACGTAACTGAGCCAGCAACATCAAAGTAGTCCCCGCGAACAGTGTAGAAAAGAGTTATGCCTGTCCAGCAGAACCCCGTGTCGTTATCCGACGAGGATATCTTCATGGTGATATCCTTGCCGGTAACTCCGGTAAAGTAGAAGTCTGCTATCTTGTCTATCCCCGAGCCTGTCCCAAGCGACTTCGTTGACGTTGACCAGTTAGTCCCCCCGTCGTTGCTAAGGCTTACGACAACCGGGACAGACGCATACTTGTCAGTGTACTCTAATTGAACCCTGTCAATAGTCTTGAACTTATCAGCGTCTTCTGGATAGAACTCGCCGAAGTTAATCGGCTTGCTTCTCCAATACGCAGAGATTGTGTTCTGCGGTGTCTCTGACGCTATACACAGTACGTTCCCGAGGGCGAAGTAAGCCTCGTTCCGGCGAACGGAATCTGTCCCTACGGCCAGGGTTTTCTTGGTGACAGGAACCCCGTAGTCGCCATACGTAGTCGATACGGAACTATATGCCCTAACTCTATAGGTGTATTCAGTGTCAGCAGAACAAGTCCCATCTGTATATGTCGCCGTTGTACCGTCAGCCGTGTTCCCTATTGAAGAATATGAACCGGTGGTCTTTCTCTCTACATAGTGGGTTGTCGCGTTCCCGGCATTGACAGTGAACGATATCTTGATTTGTGTGCTAGACAACGCTTCGGCGTAAACGGCAGTAGGTGCGTCAAGGTCTATCGTCGTGGTGTTGTTGGCAGAACTAGACAAGGCCGACACGCCGTAGTCGTTATACGCCCTGACCTTGTAGTAGTATTTCGTGTACGAGGTAAGACCAGTGTCGGCGTAACTGGTGGCATTGGCAACAGCCGTACCTATCTCAGCATAGGTCGTGTCATCAAGTGAGCGAAGGACCGTGAACCCACTCTCGTTCGTCGCCGCACAAGTCCACGCCACAGTCAACGCTGTCTGCGAAACAACAGTAACTGCCCCTATAACAACGTCAGCGTCAGGGATTGACCCAGTTGTTACTGTGTCATATGCTATGGTAGAATAGTAAGCCCCATCCTTGGCCTTAACATATATCGTGTATAGAGTGTCCGCCGTCAACCCAGTTATCGTGCTGGTAGTGGCATCTGCGGCAGTAGTCTCAAACAGAACCGGCGTCGGTGCCTCATATACCGACAAATACTTGACTTCGTACCCATCCTCTACGCTAGAGTTGTCCGTCCAAGTAGCAGTGATAGAGGTCGTTGAGGCAGATGTCAGCAACAGGTTCGTCGGGGCCATAATCCCAGAGCGTTGGTCTGTCTCTGTGTCGTATGTAGACAACAAGGCCGATGTGGAGTTGTACCCGGCCACCCTGAAGTCGTGGAGAGCGTTCTCTGTCGTTACAACTATATCCCTAGTTACCGCCGTCCCTGTAAGCGTGGTAGTGTCTGTCGTCCAACTTGAGTCAGCCGACAACTTGTAGTAGACGCGGACATAGGTATATGTGCTTCCGTTAGTCCAAGTCAGTGTCGCCGTCTTGCCAGAGAACGAAACAGCCAACCCTGTCGGCGGGGAAGGATACGAATAGGCACTTACCTCTGTAGCCCAAGCAGACGTATTCCCGGTGTCGTTATACCTAATCCGGTAATAGTAAAGGGTGTTTGCAGAACAAGTTGTATCAGAATAAGTCTCTAGAGAATCACCCCACTCTATCGTGTGGTATACACCGCCACTCTCTTTCCTCTGTATCTCAATGTCAACGCCTGTCTCTACGTCTGTCCAAGTGACTGTTATTTCGCTGTGGCTTACAGCGGTAGCCGCAAACCCAGATGGAGCAGTGTATATAGGTGCCATTTTTTACGCCCCAGCGAAACCACCCAAACCTGTGATAGCCGTGTCAAACTGGTAGGTAGACCAACTCTTTTCCTTCCAGTTATACACGAAAACATACTGACCGCTATCCGTGTTCGCAACCCACAGGATTTCGTTGTAACGGGCGTTGTTGATTCCGAACACCGACTCCAACTCGTCGTCGGCAACTATCTCAAAGAACTTCTTCCGAATAGGCCCGCCAATCGGCTCGGCCTCATCGCCATTCATAAAGTAAAAATCGTTCAGTCCCATCCACGCCACTGTCCCTGCAACGTGGACCAAACTATACGGAGCATACAAACCAATCCCCCGCTTGTTGCTAGGGAACGCCAGTGGACTTGACGCCTCACCAGTCCTGTACCCAGAATAGTACGATGTCTTCTTGAAAACAAAAAGGTTTGACCCGGAAACCCCTAGCCCAGTAATCGGCTCCTCTGTGTCAATGAACTCGTTGAACCCGGCGGTTGAGTCTGTCCAGTCCGTAGGGTCGCCTTCCTTTGACCATCTCAACAGCCATGGGTTCCTTGCCGCGTCGTCGGCGTAGTACATATCCGCCGTAATAAGCCTGTTGGCAAACGACACACAATACCTGACCTGATTGGCGTAGGTCGTGTTGATGTCGGTCGCATAGGTATCTGTCCCGTTCCAATACTGACCTTGAACATTGCCATTAACATAGCAGAACTTTCCAGCAACAGAAGCGAACTGCCATCGCTCGCCAGACGGACAAGTATAGACCTTGCGAATCTTATAGGCACCGGTTGTCGCTGAACCAGTGTAAGCCGAAGTAAGTGTCAGTTGTGTATCATTGTCAGGGGTGCTTGTGTCTAATGTCGCCCAATACGTGTCAGGCTCTATTGCCGCTGAGTGGTCTGCGTTGATGATGAACTTGTCGCCTGGGTTCAGGTCAGGTGTCCCCGTCGCCCAGTTAACATCTGTGTCACCAGTAACAGTGACCGTGCTGACGTTCGTAATAAGACCAGTAGTGTATGTAGGAGTAAGATACTGGTATGTCTCGCTTGTACCGCCCGTTAGTTTTGCTAAGTCGGTGTCGGTAAGAACAAGGGTGTACTGAGTTCCAGTATTAGTCCTAAAAATTGTGATAGCCTGTATCGTTTCCGTTGACGCAAACGTTCTTGAAACTTCGTGGTCCCACCGCCTTTCCACTCGGTTGGACGAAATCATTACGTTCATAGATGGCCATTGTGCCGTCAGTGGGGACGCGTTGGGAGGTGCCTGCGATAAATCATAAAGATACGCAAGCGGTTTGATTCGGGCTTGTTTTTTCATAGTTACCGCAGGTATGAGTCGCTAACGCCCCAAGCCTCATCCCTGTCCTTTTCCTCTAAGGCATAGACAGCCGCAAGTCCAGCCGCCATCTCAAGGAACGATTCACGGCAGTTCTTCGCCTTGTCTATTTCGTGTAGCCAGCGGAACATATGATAAGCCGCCAACTCCACAATCACATCGTCCCACTCGGCACCGATGTCTGTCGTCGCCGTACCTGACATACTGGCAACAAGTTTTTTGTAGTATATCGTGATGGTGTCCCCGGTCGTGCCGGGAGTCGCGTGGAGATAGATTCTGCTACCGCTACGCACCCATTCAGTCGGGTCGCCCTCGGAAGCGGCAGTAGTCCTATCGGTGTATTCGATGTACTTCTTCCAACTGATTCCGTCCAGTTTTCTTCCGTTGGTCGTGTCAAAGACTTCCGTGATATACAGAACGTCCGTCGGGGCGGTCACATAGGCCGTCCCGTCAGTCGTTGTCTTTGTGGTACTAGTCATCAGTTGCGGGAAGTACAGGTTCTTGTTCAGGCCCAAGACGTTCCTCTGTGAGCAGAGTTGTCTATAGGCCGCGTTAATCCAGATGCCGTAGTAGTTCAGCGAGGAGTCCCCGGCGGCCTCAAGGTCAGCCCGGTTACCCGCCCTGAGTTTTAGATATTCCTTGAGCGTATTGAACCCGAGGTCTCCCATGGACTTCTCCTAATCTTCAACGACGCACAGGATTTCTTCCTCTCGGATTATCCTGTGTCTATCTTCGTCTATCGGTTCCCCATCAATCTCTTTGTCAATCAGGTGGATTCGTGTCCCCGCGTACACGGATAGGAGAACCTTATCCCCAACCTTGTATCTGTGAACCTTCTCCCCCACCTGCTTAATCTCGCCAATCCTAGAGCGTTCGTGGTGGTTCTCGGGAAGTTCAAACTCAATCTCTTCCCCGAACTTGTTCGTAATCGTCTTGGTCTTGACCATCGGCGTGAGGACGACATAACACCTGTCGTCTGAGACGCGAATTCTCATGGTTACTCCCTATCCCCCTCGTCAATGTCCATCTTGGTTTCGTCAATAAAGTCATTAGAAAATTTGAAACGGAAATGGGGCCGACAGTAGTTCTTCCCTTGGTACTCCACAATATCCCCGTCAGCGATAAGCCGACCAGAGATACTGACCGCCCCTTTGTTCGCCGTAGTAGCGAAGTTGCTACCAGAAACAGACCCGTTCAGGTTCTCGCCGGAAGTGAATATCTCAAGGTTCCCGTCGTCATACCCGGTCGGTGAAGTCCCCTCAAATATGCCCACCGCGTCCCCGCCAGCGAATGTACCGCTAATGAGAACGTACTTGGTTATCACCATCGTGTCGGTAGAAGTCGCCCCGGTAATAGTCTCCCCGCTGGTCGGAGTGACTGAACCGGACGTGAAGTGGACAAGCCCTCTAATGCGTTTAGTTCCGCACAAGACGCACTCCACCCACTTCTCGTCGGAGTCCCGGTCGTAGTCCGACCTGAGCGGAAGACGGAAGTCTCCCACGATTAACCCAGGTAGATGATAACTACGTCG